TTTGGTATCCATGATAAATCCTGCTCTTTTTTGTTCACCACGACCTAATTTCGCAATGCTATCTCCATTTTGTTCGATAGCTTCTGCAAGGCTTACATTAAAACCTTTTACTTCATTTTGATTCATTGTCTTACGATTGCTTTTTGCTTCTAATTTTTCCATTTCATCTTTAATAACAGTGATGTCTGCTTTTACTGCTTCAATTGCAGCGTTGTTTTCTGCTTTTGCAGATTCAAATGCTTCTTTAACTTCAGTTTTTACACCGTCAAAGGCACCTTTTACTTCTTCTAAGTTCATTAGTTGAAAATTTTAAATGATTGTAAATAATTAACAATTTCCATCTCAGCCTTAACATTCGGATTATCGACTTCTTCCAATGCTTTTTCAAGCGGTTGTGAACCTTCGTTAATTGAATTTCCGTTTTCGATTTCTGATAGATACTGTTGTAATTGTTTGAGTCTTAACTCTAGCAACTCAAATGTTGCATCTGTGAAATTGCCTGTTCTTAATGACTTAATCGTTTTACCGATTTCATCGTTAATGTCAGCTTTTGCTTCAGATTTAACATTTACTGTTGGAGTATTAGCATTGGCTCCCCATAATACGGATGAGCCTTCATACAATTTGATTTCTGTAATCTCGTTGAACTGTCCTTTAGATTGGGACTTTACAGTCTGAAACCCAATAGAATGTTCTGTGATATGACCTGCTTTGTATAATTCATACAAGTCATTTCCTAATGTTGTATTAGGAAGTTTTACTTGAGCCTTTAATCCAAAAGCATCTTCTTCCATGCTAAATGGTTTGGCAATAGGTTTATCAGTAGAGTGGTTCATCAGATGCCATACTCTATTCTTGGCTTGAGGACCATTTTCTTTTAGTGTTTTAGTAAAAGCACCTGGGGTGATTATGTCACCATCGCTATCTACATTACCAAAAGCTGAATAGTAAACCATAATGGTTCTACTACTATCCACCATGTCAACTGGTGCACCTTCTACCGATTTTTTGTTATAAAAATTACTCATATTTATTTGTTTAAGCGATATACACCGTACAACATCGGCAGTTGCAATTATTCCTTGCTCCGCCATTTGCATCATGTGCATATTGCATTTCTATTACACCATAATCAGGAGTGTTTACTAGAAAGGGTTGATTCACATCTAATCTTACACCACCTGTATCAGGATTCGTTTGATTATCCAAAGCTCGATGCCAATATCTTGGTACTCCACTCTTTGTAGGATATTCAGCAGCTACCCATTGTTTCAACAAAGGTATGTTAACTTTTTGTGCTGCACCTAACGCACCTGTGCTTAATGCCTGATGAGATTCGGTTCTAGCAATTAACAAACTCCTTGCGTTGTTTATTGTTCCGTCTTTCAAAAGTCCGATAGCCATTTTATTAACTTCATCGGTTGAAAGATTGTGTTCCCTTCCGTATTGGATTGCATTATTTAATATCCTTGCAATCTCGCTATCGGTTGTGTTTTGTATGCCGTACATTTTCGGTCCACTATAAGTAGTCCAATATGAAAGCATAAAAGCTAACCAATCTTTAAAAATGCCGTCAAGATTAAAATTTATTGAGTCATCCTTTTTATACTTGTCAAATATCTTCTGATACCTCATTGCGGTATATCCACCCACTCCCTCATACAAAGTTCGTAAAATATTTGATACTTTACCTGTGCTAAAAAATGTCTTTCGTTGATTTACTACTTGTTGTGCCCCTAATTCATGTACCAACTGTGCAGCTTTATTAAAATCGTGCTGAAGTGCCTCCTGTATTTTTGGTCGGTACTCAGTAATTGATTTCCTTGCAATTTTTTGTTGCAAGTTGAACTGTTGTGATGGGTATATGATTTTTGACATTAACCATTACTTTTAGCATCTATTTTCTCAAGCATTTTACCTGCTGCTGCAAACACCGCATCTAAACCTTGTTGAGCTGAACGTTGTCTAATAGCAACCAATCCTGCTCTATCTACATTCTTAAAATCAGAAGTAAACACATAATGGTAATGGTCTTTAGTCTTAGGATCAGCTTGGCTGTTAATTCCTAAATGCCATTTGCCATACGCTTCAATTCCGTTAGCATCTACATAATCATTCTCCTCTTGTGTAGTGGGATGATTCCATGTGCTTGGTTTAATAACATCTCCACTAGCGATTAATGAATTTGCATGAGCAATACCGCTTGGGTTTGTCTTGTCTGTCTTTTTTTGTTCTAATTCGCTTAGGGCTTTTGCCAAAGCTTCAAATGATTTAAATTCCATTAATCTAAAGTTAAAAGGTAAAGAGTTTCTGCTACTAATTGTGCCACTTCGTCTACTTGGTTTTGTATCCATGTATCTTGATAGATACCTGCTCTTTGAGTTTGTACATAGTTGTATAACTCTTGGAAATAAACTATAACTGATTCGCAGTCTACATAGTCTTTTAAGGTTTGTACAGAGTATCCTTGTGGTCTACCATACACACCGCTTGTGCTTTCTACCAAACCATCTATTAATTCAAGTATCTCATCATAAAAGTTGTTTAGTGCTTTATGACAAGCTAAATCATCAGTTTGATGATGCCATATGATGGCTTGTTGCTTGGAACTTTGTAATTGTGAGATAAACTCTACGAATGTTGCCATGATTATTATTTTACTGGTGGAATATTGTAATCTCCTTGTTGTTGTGCGTTAGTCGGATCTTGGAGCATAGTAATTTCTGCAATCGGTAAATAACCAGCAGGAATATAAATCTCATCCATGGTTGGATCGTGTACTGTGTCGTAACGCATAGCAGCTCTTTTCTCGTTAGGTGTAATCCACCATGATTGAGATAAGATACCACTCAATTCTTTCATGTCCTCTTGTAATTCAGGAAATACTGTAATATCAAAGTCGATATAGTAATCTCTACCCATTTCATTAGCAAAGAATCTATTGAAAGCATCACGAAGTAAAACTAACTCAGGAAGTACCACTTGGGTTAACATTTCCTTTTTAGCTTCCTTCATGTTATTGTAAGTCTTGTTATCAGGATCGTTAAATAACGCTGAGTTTACTCCGAATACGTTACAAAGTTCTCTAAGTGTAATTTTCTCTGATTCTAAGATTTGTAAGTCAACAGGACTCATCCCCATGTTCACCCATCCTAATTTAGCACCTGCGATTAAGATATTACCTGCGTTCTTAGCGATTCTGCCTTTAGTTCCGTATTGATTGTAGAAATCTTCTTTTAACTTACCAGCTTGTTCAGGTCCGAAGTCATTTGATTCGTCTGCATACAAGATACCTTTTGGTCCTTGATTCTGCAGCATACCTACAGAGGTATCCTTAGCATCATTGCTGCGTTGGATAGTTCTATAAGCAGCTTGTAAAGGCGATAAGCCATATAATTGTTGTGCATTTGTATTAAATAGGGGGTTGAAGTATTTTAGATGGATAACATCCTTCTTTTCCAACTTATCCCACCCAACTAGAGTAAACTGATAACCTTCAACCCCATTGATTGTACCATCGCTGATAATTGCGATCCATTGAGGTGGGAGTGTAACTAATTCGCTAACCTTTCCATTTGATAATCTATTCGCCCATATATACGAGTTGCCTGTGATAAGTTTGTAGCCAATCACATTCTCTAGCAACTCTGAAAACGATTGATATTCGTTAGGTGATTCTAAAAGTTTGTTTAGGGGAGAATCTGCAATCTCATCTACCGCTTTGACTCTGATTAATTCAGCTTTAGCCACATCAGCAAGACTTTCTACGTTAGACATCGTTGCCTTGTATCTATTCAGTTCTTTTCTGCTTTTAATCTTGTAAACATAGAACGGAACAGTAGAAACTGTTTTAGAAATACGCTTTACTACAGAATAAACTTCAGAGTTAAGTGTATAGTCTTGTACGAACTTCTGATAATCTAAATTAGGGTAGATTGGTCTACCTCCGATAATCCCACCAAAATTTGGAAGTGGATTGCTTGTAGCGTTCTGCGATGATGCCTTTTGATTAAAAGGGTTAATCGAAGATAATATGTCCGTTAACTTCACTATATGATATTTTTACAAAAGTAACAAATTTTTCACCTAAACAATCCAACCTCTCTTTGGTTTTGCATATTTTGTGTATATGGCATACCTCATCGCATCCATTAAGTGGTCACGAAACTTAACAGGCTCATCCATTGTGTTGCCATCGTGATCCGTTTTCCATTTATAGTTTTTAATCTCATCCAATAAATCCAAAGACTCTGATTTTATAAA